CCCGTGGTCGTAAGAATGATCGTGTTCGCTTGGCACTTGATGAGTTGCCCGAAATGGAGTTAGGCGCAATCACAGCAAGAACCAACTTGGCATCCAACAACGACAAAGTGTTTATTGGAATTGGCAACCCATCTACAGGCGACAATCCACATACCCGTTGGTGTTTACCAAAAGGTGCTTCAAATTTTGATTCCGTGAACCAAAACATGGATAAATGGGAAACCGAAACTGGAGTTTGCCTGTTCTATAACGGAATGAAGTCTCCTAATTTCCAAGCACCAGAAGGAGAACCGTCTCCATTCCCGTTTCTAATGGATCGTGAGAAGCAGAGTGATATGCTTCGTCTTTCTTATGGAGACGAGAATGCTATCGACTATGTGCGTAATGCTATTGGTTGGTGGCCGAAGAGTGGATTCGCTCAGACTATTCTAACCGCTGATCTCATTCGTAACGCTGACACCAACGAAGAACCACTTTGGGATTCTGAAGGATTTACTAAAGTAGCAGGATTCGATACTGCATTTACAGTTGGTGGTGATAGGTGCGTTCTTACTATCGCCAAACTTGGGTATGTCCGTGGAACTCGCAATCGTGTTATGTGGTTAGAGAGTCAGAAGGTAATCCAACTCTCCGCTAACGCCGCTGCTGAGTTTGAAATCCAACTTGCTACTGAAGTTGTTAATTATTGTAGGACTGCTGGAGTGCAACCATCTAAATTCGGTATGGACGTGTCTGGTGATGGTGGCCGAGTAGGACAGGCTATCATTCGTGAGTGGCTACGCTTTGATTCGTCTGGCGCGGCTATCGCTCTTATCTCATCTATGGGTAAACCTACTGACCGAATCGCGGCAGAGGTTGATAAACGCCCGTGTAAGGATGTTTATGATAGGTTGGTGTCTGAGTATTGGTATTCAGCCTATCATGGATTCAAGAGCCGAGTTATCTTTGGTGTCAGTCCATCTGATGAACTGGCGCGGGAGCTTTGCATTCGTAGATACACGATTAAGTCCAAGAAGATTTCTGTAGAAACCAAAGATGACTTCAAGGGTAGAACAGGATTCTCACCCGACTTGGCTGACTCGTTTTTATACTGCCTTGAGATGGCGCGGCGTAATGGACTCGTTTTTATCGGAAACGATAAACCAGTTCCGACTAACAGATTTTGGGCGCGGGATGAGGTATCAATTGATACCACCCAAGATGATGACTACGGATCAGACGATAACGGGGATTGGTAAGTAGCAGGAACGGGTATGCATCCCCTTTTCAGATGTTGGGTTTCCAAACTTATGAACGACCCAGCGTTCCCCAAGTTCGATGTGGTATCCCGCTACGCAGTTTACTCATCAGTGAAATCCACCTGCCTGCTAAAATTAATACTGGGCCAAGGCGTTACTCTTGGTCATGGTTTCTGTGACGGCCCCATGTATTGCCGCTTGGTTTGTGAGTCCAATCAAACAAGACTACTTCAAAGCTCGTAGTTAGCTGCATGACTCCATGCTTCCCAGTAAAGATCAATCGAGAATACCTTCAAGTTCCAAGGTATTCGCTACTTCTTCTGGCACTACGATACGAATCATTTTCTCCCCGTCAAGGAAACCAAGAGTTTCTTTCACGCGAATATCGCTTTTCTTTACCCAGCATTGGTTGAACCTCTGCCTAAACAGAATCTTAGTTGGGTTCTCACTTACTTCGGTTCCTTCGCAGATAATGCGGGATTCAAATATATTATTTGTAGTCATAAATTAGAGGCAATATTGCCAAGTATATCCTTTTGCTGTTTTTGTTCTCTTGCTTAAACAATTAACTACTCCCATGCCATATATTTTTACAGCATCATGCACTTTATCAAAATAAATTATATCTCCAGTTATTGTAGATACTCCATATATTTTTTTTCTATTTTTTTTTGATATTTTCTCATTTCTTATTTTTAAAATTTCTTTTTCGTCTGTTGGTCTATTTATTTTATTTCTTCGTTTGTATTCATTGCAAGCGTGGCATAGTCCTTTCCAGCTTTTATATTCACCTTTTGCTGTAAGAGTGCTTCCACTGCAATTTACACAGTATTCAACAAGTTTTTTTCTTTTTGTGAAAGCTTGTTCTTTTGGAGTTGCCCAACGGCAATTTGATTTTTCATAATTTCCATTTGGGTTTATTCGATCCAGCGTGGTTCCAAATGGGCGTGGAGCCATATCTTTTGCAAAATTGGAAAATGTTCTCCATTGCTCGCATACTTTAATTCCTCTTCCTCCATATAAATGCCAAGAATCTCTTTTTGGATTTGTGCATCGCTGTATCATTGATCCCCATATTGAATATAACTCTCGTTTCATATAGCTTGACATTTAATGTATCACTTATTGGTAGTCAAGTGTAATCTCTAATAATGTATCCTTTTTCTGTAGCTAACGCAACATTATGGTGGATAGATAGATGGCAAGAACGACAAACTGCCATGAATGATTCCTTTTTACAAAGGTTCTTGCCCCTGCCCTTTTTATGGTGAATGTCAGTTGCATACATCCCACAAACTTCACAGGCATAGTCTTTTTCCTCAAGGTATTCTTTCCTAACTTTCCTATAAGACTCATTCCTTTGTTTGCCCCTTTGAGAAAAGGTATTTAGTTTTCCTCCGCGCTTTTTGAAACCCGTTTTTGCTTTAAGTGGGGTTTTTCTTCGTAGCATAGTGCGATTACTTTCTCTACTTGTTCTTTCTTTAGGATGCTCTTGGAGTTTACTTCGATCTGGTTGATGAGTGATCCAGTCACGCCGATCTTCTCTCCAAGCTCTCGGACAGTCAACCGCAACATCCTGCGTGTCTCACGCAACTGGGTGGCGAAAGTTTTCCTCCCGATAGAACGAACCATGCGTGATTGCTCGTAGGCAGTCATGCAGGACTCATATGCGTCTTCTAAAGGATGTCTCATTTCCAGAAAAAATAAACCAAGACTATTGACAAGTCAACACTTTTTTGATACTATGATTGCTTATGGATAACACAAACCCAATGAATAAATTAAACCCGAAACTTGAAGAGTTGATAGCCAGCGTAAGGAAGACAGTTTTAGTTACAAATATGTCTCTCGCCACTGCACTTGAAACTTCTTTCATGGCTACCTACGAAAATAAAAATGGCATCTGCTCTATGGCAATGAGGAAAGATAACACAGCTATCATGCTCGCCAATGGAACTGGAGGAGATGTAGTTTACAAATGTGATTTCATTATCAACGGAGAAGGTATCGGTGAACGCCGCGCCGTCTTCCAATGTGAAAACGCAGAGAGTGCAGAAGAGATTTACGAACTACTCAATGACAGGATGTATGCTTGGTCAAATGGTGAGATCAACGAAGTAGGTGTAGACTAATTATCGGAACCGATAACCATTTTCCTGACGTTAGGAAAAAGGTGCTTGACATAGAATACAACCTGTAGTAGTTTTCAGTCGTGCGAGAAATTGCACCTTCGGGGTAGGAGCCGAAGTGAAGGATAAATGTATAAAAATAAATTGAACAATAAATATATGGTTGCTTGTAGTGGTTCCACCACTCCTATCTGTCAGTTCGCCAGTTTATACTACCACTGCAAGCAGCCGCCTTTTATAAAATGAGCAAAACATTTATTCACAGGTCGCAAGATTTTACTTTGCTTCCAGTGGAATTAGCAACTGACGATAACCTTTCGCTGCAAGCAATCGGATTAGCTGCGAAAATAGTATATGAACACAAAGCATTAACAATGCACAAAGATGTAGATTATTTCTTTGATAAAATTACTTTAGCAAAAGGAAAATATCTTGGAAACTCTGCATACTATGAACTTGTTGATGCTGGTTATATCAACGATTTTTTAAAGGAAGGCATTAAACTATGAGTGTGCGAATAATGTCAGAGGTCTTTGAGCGTAGTAAGACCCAAGGTAACGCAAGGTTGGTTCTTTTGTCTTTAGCTGACTCCTGCAACGACGATGCCAGTTGCTGGCCGTCTATCCGTAAGATTGCAGAGAAGGCTAACATATCAGAACCTATCACGAAGAAGTATCTGAATGCCCTGATCCAGATTGGAGTTATCACGCGAGATGAGCGCGAGGACTTTTCTGGAAGGCAGACATCGAACCTTTATACGATCATTGTTGATAGGATCGGTGATGATGAAATACCGAAATCTGTGCTTCAACAAG